CCGAGCCGGGGTGGGCTGGGCGGTCTCCTCAGGGGCAATCTCGGTCGAAGCAACGGGGGCCTGGACGTCAGGAGGTGCTTGATCTGCAACAAGAGCATCAGCTGCTTCCATCTGGGACCAGATTTGCTTTCCAGTACTAGCCGGAGCGGGTTCTTTGTTCTCCTCTGGTTGAACGGGAGTGGGCTGAGGGAGCTCAATGCCAAACAGCTTATAAAGGCCGGCATAGGCAGGAACCCGAGGGGGTGGCTTGTCGGCTTTCTCCTTGCGGCCTATCTGAGCAAAGACAAGCTTGCCAGTGGGCTTCCACAGATCGGAGAAAGGCGAAGAATGCGAGAACTTGGCGCGCGGGGCGACAAACATGAACTCGTCGTGAAAAGCTGTCATGACACCAGGACCGTCAGCGAACACTTCGAGAGACCCACGTAGCCACAAATCGCGGCAACCCCAGTAGGTAATAACGGGGTGAGTGCTTCCGCATCGCTTAAGAGCGTCGCAGAGGATGCCACGGAACTGGTTAAAAAACAGCTCTCCCTTAGTGAAGGTGCGACGGAGTGCGTCGTCTACATTCATCTCGATGGCTTCGAGAGGATCAAGCTCCTTGGAAACGTACATGAGGGACTTAAGAATTGAGTCCTGTTCAGTGACGCCATAGAAGCTGACACCAGGAATTGGAGATTGCTTAGGGCTGACGGTAGTCATCTTAAGGAAGCTAAGGTCTAAGACCGGCTTCATAACAGTGGACAAATTGTCATCCTTGTTAGCAGGAGTGTAGGTGATCTTGTGCTCCGAAAACATGGAACCAATCGTAAGAGAATTGAACCATGCAGAGACCTTAGGGTTGACAGACATAATGTTGTCGTCCCCATAGTACTTGTCACCGACAAGGCGGCGATAGCACGACATATCCTGAAGTTCAGGATGGCCAGAAGCACGAGCGAGGACACGCCAGGCAATACGCATGAGAAGGGCACCAAGCTGGGTGTTAATCAGCGCCGTGAGATAATTTCCTGAAGGATTGTTGAAATGCTTCCAGAAAAGATACGGGCCA